ATGCTTTCAACGTTTGTCGTCTGCGGTGTCGCGGTACAATGCACGACTAAGTACTTTATTGTCCGCATCAGGTCGTGTGGAATTTAGCGTCTATTATTCGGGTGTCTTTCATTTTGTCGTTCACCTTAATAATTATTCGCTCGACGTTTAAGGTCATCCAATATCCGCCCAGTGGCTTGACTGCTCTGCCACGCTCGACGTGGAAGCCGCCTTCACCTGCGCCAAACTCCTCTTTATAGGTGCTTGTCCGCAGTTGATGCACCCTGCGATGCGATATCATCTTGCGCGATCTGTTGTAATGGTGAACCATGTTAATGTGGTGGTACAGCTCGTGAACGTGACCTTGCCACGTTAGGTCGTAGCCTTCGGTGTTGGCCATCATCCGTTGGTCTTGGATTACGCCCTTTGTCACTGGGCCACCTCCGCCTGATCCGTGAAAGTAGTGGATGATAAATGCCGTGTTCCGAGAATGTTCATCTCCGTCAGTACTCGTGTCCATGTTGATTTGAATAGTGCCACCATATCCGCCAATCTGCACGTTAGTGCCGTGCTTGTAATTAAATATGGCTTGGAACTGCCGAAGCGCATCGAACTCCGTGTGTCGCAGTACGCTCGTTTCGTGGTTGCCATAACCAATCAAAGCAAGGTGCTGGGCGTAAGGTGCGAACCATTCTACCGCATCTTCGACCACTGCTTGCAGGTAGTTGCCTTTGTTGTGTTCAGGTCGAATCTCATCCTTGCTGCGTCTTGGATCTGCCTTTCCCTGCATTAAGCAGAAGAAGTCGCCATTGACGATGATGGGTGCGTTACGCTCAACCGCTTGATCCAAGTGCTTTTTCAGCAGTGCGCGGTCGCACTTCGGGTTGTCCCAGTGAAGGTCGCTTATCAGCAGAAATTCAGCGGTCTTGCCATCGACTTCAATCAGGTGTATGTTCGGCTGAATCTGCTTGACTTGGTGTAGCATTTAGGGTTTTTAGTAGTTTGGCTTCAAGAACTTCCGCAATCTTGACTCCACTGAATCCCACCAAGAATGCCAAGCCGTACTGGATGTTGGGTGCGTTGATGTTGAGGAAGCCAATCAGCACAGGCGCGAGGTAGGTGGCGCATAGCGAGCCGCTGAACACGCTGACCAACTGCATCTTCCAATTGCGTTGCTTGGGTAGAAGCAGAAGCGAACCGAGGAAGCCTGCAATGGTTAGGCCGATGTTGATGCCGATGCTATTCAGAAATTCTTTCATTATAGTCCTTTGTGTATTGTTCGTCCCAGCCAAGGAAGGTATGCACGCCCACGGGAGGTGGCCACGTTTCAAACTGCTCCCAATCTGCATTGGGTTGGTCATCCCACAGCAGGTCCACGCAGTAGGTGTTGTCGATGTCGCCCAACTCAACGCAGGTGGCATCGGGTTGCGATAGTTGATAGAAAGCCTCGAATTCGGCTTTTGTGTTCCATTTGTACTTTCGGAAGGTAGCCATTACGTTAGTCGGGTTATATTGGCGAGTTGGTCATTCGATAGCCTTGTGGTGTAGATAGCGGCGGCACGGAGGCGGTCGTTGAAGATGCCGTAACTCGTATTGGCCAAGCTGCATCGCGTTAAAGTTGATGCAGGATAATTCGTTGAATCGCTTGATATTCCCCCACTATTGCCGTCAATGTAAAGAACGTAATTGCCATTAGTATAAGCCAGTGCTATCTTATGAACACCAATAGAAACTGCGCTGCTTGTGATAATGGCTACAACAGACCCATTTGCCCTTCTTAATTGAACCAAAATAGTAAAATTTGACGATTTTGCTATTATGATAAAATTACTGCCATCACCAACGTCTATTGATATAAAAGAACCACCACTTGAACTCCTCACATCCACCTCCGCATAAATCGTCCCCTCCGTCTGCCCGATATACCCACTCACCCCCGACACGGAGCAAACATCCGCGTTGCGAGTTGCTGATGCGGTTGTCGTGGGGATGTACGAAGTAGGGATTGCGCCTGTTTCTACCTGTGCGCCCCAGCCGTACAAGATGTCGCCTGTAACGCCTGTGAATGAAGGTGTGCGGGTGTCGCCACTTGCGGTGATTAAAACAGGTATTACGCCTACACCTGTACTCGTAGTATTACAAGTTGCCGTGAACCTACACCTATACCATCCGTTGCCGTAATTCTCGATAGATGCCGCCCTGTTCGTGTCTGCCGTACCGCCACTTGCAACCAACGCCCCTGTTTGCAGGTCGAAGTTGGCATAGCCTGCTTGCGTAAATGCCGCACCTGTAAACGTCAACTGCACGTATCTACCTGCCGCGCCTGTGCCTTGTTTGAAGAATGCAGATTGCGTGTAAATAGTGCCGCTTGTATAACTTATTACTGTTGAATTATTAGAAAAGACCAAATGCGCCCCACTCGCAGAAGTCGGACTAATCGCATTTGCTGTGTTTGTCCCAAGCGGGTCGAGCGTGCCTGTCGTTCCTGTTACAGTTGTTGTACTGCTCAACCCCCAATTCGTCCCTGTCGCCCACGTCTGCGAATGCCACGCCAAATTCTGCGCACTCGGCTCAATCAACCCCGCAGGGCAACCGCCTGTCACAGGGTAATCCAAGCGAAGCACTCCCGAAGCGACCGATTCAATCAAGCCACTCGCATTCACTCGCGTGGCGGTGGTCGCTCGCGTGAAGGTGAAGTCAGGCGGTGCGCCATCTCTCGCCACTCCAAGCATATCAACGCTCACAAATCCACTTGCCGTTCGGATGACAGGCGTAGCAACACTACCCTTCTCCAACTGCGGAGATGCTATGCGAATCGTGTAGTTCAACACCTGACCGCTTGCTATGGCGTGTCCATAGCGCGTTCTAATTCTATCAGCACCGCCTGTGCCTACAAGCGTTCTCGTAAGACTATACCTTGTAAGATTTGATGTAATCGCCGATAAATCTAATGAAGTACCAGACACAAATGTTGTTCCTGAAACTTCTTGAATTTGATAGTTAGGACTAACTCCCGAAACCGAACCTGACAATAAAGACATATAGAAACTGGCCGTGTACGTCATCCCTGAGGCAAATAACAAATTACCGCTGACAGTTGAAGTCACAGGTTCAGGCCGTAAATTAAAATTACCAGAAGCCAATGCCGTGCCGCTTACCGTTACGTCAATGTAGTCCACCAACGTGCCATCAGCCGCAGTTGTCTGACCGCTCGCAGAATAACCAATAGTAATCCCAGAAGGTGGCGCGACAACACTCCAAGTTGTAGGTGCTACCGAACCAGTCGCACCTGTCATCGTGTTGTTTTGAATAAAGTTGGTGCGGGTGTCAGGAAGTTGGTTTAGAACAACGCCATTGCGCGTCAGTTGCGGCACAACCAAAATGGAAGGTTGAACGACCGTGCGCTGTTGCACCTCCAACGCCCGCGCATCCAAGCAACTGCCCGCCGCTTCCTTTGTTGCGCCATCAGCAGTCGCGCGAATGGTAGCGTCAGCAGTGTTCTGCGCCAGCACGCCCGTGCGCCTCAATGCCTCGAAAGGCAGTGCATATCCGTGCGCTAATGCCATCAGGAATAAGCAAATACGTTGCCGCCTGATACCGTGACCGCGGCTAATTTCAAGCCGTTACGCGCCCTGACAATCATCCCTGTCATCACTGTAATGCCTGATAATCCCAAGTACGTCAGCGCGTTGTTGCCTTCGCTATCGGTCAAAGTTGTGAAACTCGTGGATGCATTCACCACAAGAAATTCAAACGCCTGACCTGTGACTGCGCCTGTGACTACGGTTATCGCGCCGTAGCCTCCCAGCATCGCGTCTAATTGTTGCCCAATGTTCATATCGCTATTTTTAGTTAAATACCACTTATGTCGGAACTTCGCAAGAATTGTGCGGATATTCAAAGTCAAAGTTGGCAGTCGCCTGCCATCCAGCAACCTTGTCATCCCTCGCCTCCACGAATCGCGTTGCACTCACCGCATCCTGTAAGGTGTAATCCTTCGCAGGGTCATTCGTGAACTTGCTGATAAAGTCACGCATTATATATAAAGTGTCGTTCAGCACCTCGTCTTCGTTGTCAGTCCACCTCGCTACAACGCTACCTGTCACCACTGTTGATAGGTTGCGGCTATCCTCAACGCGGTCCATCACAAGCACACTCACGCCAAGCGTAAGCGCACCAACATTCGCGGTCATCGATTGCAGGTCAGCAAACAAAAGTGGGTAAACAACCCTATCCCTGTCGGTTGTCCGCAGGTTTATCGTGTTGTCCGTTCCTATCGCCAGCGGGTCGCCGAATCCCACGCTGTTGATTTGTGGATGTGCCTGCGCAAATGTCAGCAGGTCGTTCTTTAACTGAACCCAACTCATAGTACTGCTTTAATTTGTTAATATTTTTCGCGTGTGCCATTAAAAAGGATAGAATCGTTTTTCAGGATAGTCAAGCGGGTCACGGAAGCGGCCACGCCTTCCCAGTGCCATCCCTGTTTCGTACGAACTGCCATTGGGGTAAATCGTGTCAATCGCCGTTGGTGGGTTGTCAAATAGCGGATAACTGGCGTGGTTCTCTTGCAGGTAGCGCGTAATGCGCTCCGTGTACCACTCCGCATCGTTCTTCACCTTGTCCATCAGTTTGAACACCTCATCCACGCTCATCGGGTTGCTTTCGGTGCTGGTGCGCCTGTCCATACCTTTGTTCATATACTTGAAGGAAAGCACCATCGGAAGTTCAAAGTACATCCATTGCACGATTGCAGGTTGGATGTAATCTTCAAGCAGTGTGGTGTTTAGCGCGGTCACCGAACCGCTAACCACTTGCGCCTGTACTTCTTTGTACAACGCCGAACCAAGCGCGGGTTGAATGTGCATATCCTGAACCTTGACCAACGTGGGCCTGATTTGCGTATAGGCTACGTTTTCATTGATGACGCTGTTTTCCAGCAGGTATTCTTCCGATACAAATAGGGCGATGCTCATACTACACGTTTAACTGTTGTTCCTTTTTTGACTACCAATTGCTGAACCCACATATGTCTGCAACTTGGCCTGTGGTTGCCATTCGGAAGCGTGAACCAACCACCTCTGCGCTCCCAAACATTCCACCCAACCAACTGCCCGATGTCGTTAATATCGCTTCGGGTGTACAACTTTGTCGCGCTTAAATCCAGCATCGTTTGACAGAACTTGCGGCTTTTGTCGTAGCCATCCGCTTTGCTCAACCCAGAATATTCAGGCCGCCAATCGTAGCGATAGCGCACCTCCACCACTTCCTCTTCAATTGGCGTTTCTTTCGTTGCTGTGTCAATATCGCGGCTAATCGGGAAGCGGTTTTTTTCAAGCAGGTAAGCAATACGCTTGCGAATCTTCGCAGGACTGACCTTCAACGCCTCGGCTATTTCTCTGACCGTTGCCAACCTGTTCTTCTTCCTATACGCCATAATCCGCTTGTCCAACTTCTCCTCCTCCTCATCCACCGCAAACGTTTCAGGGTCGCCTTCAAGTGCCAACTCCCAACTATCCACCACGTCAAAGGCTTCCGCGTCATCGCCATATTGCGACCCAATAGCCGCCAACATCCGCATCTCTGCATCTTCACCCTGTGCGCTGAACTCGGCCTGTCCATCAGTCAGGAAGTCGTTAATCTGCTCGGCTGTTAATCCAAAACCACTGCCCAGCATCGTGCGGGCTTGCGCCTCGCTAATCTTGCCTGACTGGAAGTTGCGGACAATCCGCATCAGGTGCTGAAATTGTCGCCCTGTCATCGTCCGCAGTGCTTCGTTCACTGGTTCGCTTGCCAATGCCTCCACCGCAGGTGCGCCTTCGGGTTGCGTGGCTTCTTCTTCCAATGGTTCAAGTCCTGCCTTCTCGCGCAGTTCATTCCGCGTCATTATCTGGGTCAGCACCTGTTCGCTCAGTTGTTCAGTGACTGGGTCGGTTGGGCATAAATACAAGCCTTCGATGTCGTTAAACCCTGCGATGTAGTTAATCATCCTTTCCACAATCATCACCCGCGCGTTGACGTATGTGTTTTTAAACAATTCGTAAGCCTCAATCAATTCCTTCCTTCCTCCCAACTGCCCTTCGGTTTTAACGCCAAACAGCATCGGGTTGGTGACGTTGTGCGCCACAAATATTTCTTCTTGGATTTGCTTATTC